TTGTGCACCTGGTGCACCGGTGCACCGGCCCGCTCGGCGTCGACGTAGCCCCGGTCGAAGTCGGCGAGCGTCAGCCTGTCGACCCGCTTGCGGCCGAGCGAGGCAGGTAGGTGGGCGAGGGCGACACGGTAGGTGGCCACGCTCGACGCCTCGAGGCGCGCCGACGCCAACCAGTGTTCGACGAGTTCGGCGAGCGTCGCATCGGATGAGCCGGTGCGGCCACCGGTGCCGACGACCATCTGCGCCAACGCCTGCTCGGCCTGCTTCGCCGAGCCTCGCACCGTCTTGGAACGGCCGGCGGCTCGCAACTCCCACACCCCCGGCCTGATCTCCCGCTTCGACCCGGACCCGTATGCACGCTTCGTCATGGCGCAGATTGTGGGGGATTGTGGGATGGCGGTCAAGTTCCGAAGGTCCCGACCCGCTCGCTACCCCGTCTGACCTGGGGCTTTACGGTGGGCGTAGCCGGACTCGAACCGGAGACCTCCACCGTGTCAAGCTCGCTACAGGTGCCCTGACCTGGGCTTTCTCGTTCCGTCTCGCCGCATTTCGCCAGGTGGCGTTGCGGTGTCCCTGGTGGATTGTGGGGCGAACGTGGGATGGCCTGGTGTCGGTAGGGGCATTGACACGGACGCCACACTGGGCACATGCGTATCACCCCCATCATCGCCATCGTCCTTCTCGCCGGCTGCTCGTCGACGACCGAGACAGCCCCGACAACGGTTGCCACCACCACGCCACCGCCGACCACGGTGGCGCCCACCACACCGGCCGCGCCGTCGACCACGGCGGCCGTGACGATGAGCCGCGACACCTACATCGCTGTCGACAACTGCATCGATTCGCTCAGCCTGCTCACCAACCTCGACCGCCAGGACGGCAGGCCGATCAGCATCGACGAGGAGAAGGCGGCGTGCGACGCGGCCATCGACCAGTTGGAGGCCGACAGGCTCGGCGACACTCCCCTGGCTGAGGCGCTGATGTTCAGGGGGTTGGATGCGTCGCTGCTCGCTCTCAAGATCCTGCAGGGCACGGCGACCGAAGCGGACACCAAGGAGTTCGACGGGCAGTACCTGGAAACGTCGACGAAGTTGCGCGAGTTGCTCGACGAACTGTACGCCGCCTGAAAACGCCAACAGCCCCCCGCCTTGCGGCGAGGGGCGTGGCGTCGCACTGCTCAGGGGGCGCAGCGAACGAATCAGTCAGGTGGCAGCAGGTCGTGCACGGCCATCAGGTCACGACGGCGCTGCTCGAGGTGTCGGCGCTGGGCATCGGCACGGACCAGCAGCCGCTCGAGCGACAACAGGTCGATGCTCTTTAGGCCGTGGCCGCGGGCGTCAGCAACGAGGCGGGCCAACTCGGCGGTGATGTCGATCACAGTTCCGTCACCTCCATCACCATGCCGTCGGGGATGTGGATGATGTGGTCGAGCGCACCGTCGTCGCCGATCGACTGGGCGAGCGAGACGTGGCCCGGCTTCGGCTCGATGCGCCACCCGACGCTGGTGACGCGATAGGGCTCGGCGTCGATGTCGGCGGGCAGCACCCAGCCGCCCGCACGGTCAGCGTGAGCGTCGTGCCAGACGACGGCGATGGCGGTGCCGGTCACCAGCCCTCCTTCGCACGGTCCTGGGCGTAGATCGGCGCCATCCACGTGCGGCCACGCTCCGGCGTCATCAGCCACAGCGCCTGCGCCGGTTCCTGAAAGCCGAAGTTCGACACCGCTGCGTACTCGTCGTAGCCGACGAGTGAGCCGTTGATGATGAAGTTCGGTCCCCACGTCAACTGGTGCCAGTGCCCCATGACGAGCAGGTCGTACGGCTGCTGCACGGCGGCGTAGCGGGCACGCTTGCGGGCGTCGAGCCGCATGATCGGCGGCCAGATACCACCGATGCCAGAGCCGCCGGTCACCTGGTCGCCGTGCGTCACGCAGACCGTGTGGCCGTAGGACTGCACCAGCGCATCGGCCGACTCGACGATGTCGAACGTCACCCGCGCATCCTTGCGGAACTCTCGGGCGAGCAGGTGGCCGGTGAACCAGTCCCAGTTCGTCCGGGCCCGGAACTTGGCCATCGGCTTGCGAGTCGTGCGGCCGTGGTTGCCGACGACGACAGGGACGTGCACCTTGCCGAACTCGTCGGCCAGCAGCGACAGCGCAGCGGCGAGTTGGTCGCTCCAGTGCAGCACCGAACCCATGATGGTGTCGGCGTTGGTGTGCTTCAGTTCTTCGTGGATGTCACCGGCGTACAGGTCGCCGGCCAACGGCACGACGATGCCGTCGTAGGCGACGCCCGTCCAGTAGTCCCGGCAGACCTTCACCGCGTGCTCGACCGTGGTGCGCAACCGCATCTCGGCGATGGCGCGGTCGTACTTGTTCACACCACCGATCTGCGCCGGGTCGACGACCTCGTCGAAGTGCAGGTCGCTCAGCAGCAGCCACGGCGTGCCGCTATGGGCGCTGGCCTTGCGAGGCGAGCGCATCCACTTCGGCGGCTCGGCCGGGCGCGCCTTGTCGAGCCGGAGCATCGCTGACAGTTCCTGCTCGGCCCGGCGGCGCGCCTCGTTGGCGACCTCGAGCTGGTGCATGGCGTCGGCGTGCTTGCGCTTGAGGTCGTCGACCTGCTGGCGGTCGACCGTGCTCGCCGCCAGCACGGCGTCGATGTCAGGCGTGGCCACGACTACCCACACACTCGCGCCGACGGTGCCGCTCGATCGAGCCTCGCGCCAGGGTCACGTCGATCCGGTCGAACGCCCCGATCAGCGACGACGCCGAGAACCGTTCGGTGTCGGCGAGGGCCGCCTCGAACTTGTCGCGCCAGTCGTCAGGCATGGCGGCGAGCGCCGTGCAGACGTTGCACTTGCCGCCGACCCGCTTGCGTTGCGAGTCGGCGAGGATGGCGTCGATGTCGACGCCGGTGGACTTGGCCTTGCTCACTGTTGCCTCCCTGGTGGCATTCGTCGCCCGGCGCACACCGGGCAGCGGCTTCACTGCTTCGGCTTGTTGGGCGCGACGTAGACGCCGAGCGCACCGACGGCGGCGGCGGCGATCGCCAGGCCGTCGGCGAGGGTGATGACGCCATCGCTGGCGAGGGTCACGGCGACGCCGAGCGCCGCGGCTGCGGCGGCGTAGAACTTGGCAGCGGTCATGCTGGTTTCCTCCGTTGGCGCTTCGGCGGTTCGACGGGCTCGACGGCTTCGACGAGCCGCAGCCGTTGCGAGTGATCCCTGAGATCGGCCTTCACCTCTCTGAGGTCGGCCTTGATCTCGATCTGATCGGCACGCATGTCGCCGACGACAGCGGCGATGGTGTCCACCGTCGCGGCCGTCTTGGCGTGGTCGTTGCGGTTGTCCTTGTGCACCCGTGCCTGCAGCCAGATCGTGGCCAGGCCGAACACACCGCCGATGACGGCGACGATGATGGTGGTCATGCCACCAACTCCGACCAGCGCTCTTTGATCCGGCCGGGGCAGGCGGTGGCGGCCACCTGGCCGTGCTGCACGATCTTCGCTGTCGGCGTGATCGCCTGCGTCCACTTGAGCACGTCGATGAGCCACCGGAACGAGGCGACCTGCGCATCGGTGCACGGGTCGGTCTCGCCGTTCAGAAACAGGATGCCGTACGCCTGATCGTTGTACTTCGCTGCGTGCGCCGCCCGGTGGCGGCCGGCGAACTCGGCGATACGCCCATCCATGTGAATGACGTAATTGTACTCGTTGGCCTTCCAGCGGTGAATCGATGCGATCGTCTTGGTCAGGTCAGCGTTCGCGTACGACCGCTTGACGCCGGTGTAGTGGGCGATGACCATGCCCAGCCGTGGCCGCAGCAGCGGCCGTGGCGTGATCCGGTCGATGTTGGTGACGCGGCCGGGCAGGCCGACGTCGAAACGGGACAGGATGGCGGTCATTGCTTCACCGCCTGCAGTGCGGCCGCAACGGCGTCGGCGATCTGTTCCTCGAGCGTCTTCGGCGGCGGCGGCGGCGGAGGCGGATCGACAGCGACGAGCGCCGTGCCGGTCCACTCCGGCACCTTGCCGTCGGGCACCTCGCACTCATGCCAGGTGTAGCCCTTGGCGGCGAGGTCGTCGGCGTCGATGACGGTGCCGGTCGACACCAGGGTGCCGGTGTCGTCGAGAACTGCGAACCATGTGGTGCTCATGTCAGTGTCTCCCTCCAGATGACGGCAACATTGCCGCCGATTGACGCGGCATCACATCGGAAAGCCAGGCGGGTTGATGCACCCCACAGAATCGGCGACCGCAACTGGTTCACGTAGTTGTCGGTGATGCCGATCATGTATCCAGTCGTAGCGACCTCGCTGCCCGACCCGCCGAAACCGAGCTGCACGCCGAGGTATGTCGATGCCGAGAAAGCGCTCCCTTGAAGGCCGACGATGTAGCAGCCGCCAGCGATGGGCGGCGTCGCTGCGATCTGCACCCACGACGTGCCGCTCGGTGTAGCCGACGCCGTGACGCCCGCTTGAACCAGCGAGGGCACGCTCGACGTCGGCGTGTAATGAACGGCGACGGAGGTGTTTGCCGCACCCGATGTCGTTCGGTATGCGATGCGGGTGCCGCTCGCCACCCCGATGCCGTACGGGACAGGGACGTACTGGTTGATCGTTGTGTTCGGCGTGCGCGACGTCCAGCGCACCACCTCGCTGCCCGACCCGCCGGTGCCGATGTCGATAGTCGTGGCGACGCCTGCGCTTGGCGCAGCGACCTCGAACCCGTGAATGATCGCATCAGTTCCGAGCGAAGCCGATACCTGCAGCCAGACGTTTGAGGTCGTGGTCACGTTGTACTGCTGCACGCTCGCCTGTTGCGTCTGATCTCCGAGCGTCCACACGTTCGCATACGGCGACCCGTTCTGAACCAGAGTCCACGCCGCTCCATCCCAGTAGCGGGGCGCACCGAGGTCGGGTGAAGCCGTCACCGCCGACTGCATCCCGACCGACGGTGACGGGATCGCAGCATCTCGGGCCGTCGTGGTGGCGAACACCATCACCGACTGATCGGCAAGGCTGGCGTTCACGTCGGCGGCGGTGACCTTCTCAAACGCTGCCCACTGTTTGCGTCCCATCATCGACCCCCTGTGGTCATGCTTTGATCCATGACGAACCGTTCCAGTAGCGACGCTCGAACGGCGTCACAATCTGCACCTGCATTCCGACCGTCGGCGACGTGATCACCGACTGCGCAACAGCCAGCGACGGGAACACCATCACCATCTGATCGGCCAGGCGGTTCCACTCGGTACGGGTCGGCACCTGACCGGCCGTTGTCGTCCAACGACCGCCCGACCACGTCCCAGCGCCCTCAGCCAGCGCCCAACTGTCGAGCTGGCCGAGCACCACGTCGTCGAGCGTGAAGTAGCGGTAGCGGCTCCCCGACTGCAGCGACAGCGTGCACCGCCACACACGATCGGCGGTCACCTCGTGGGAGATGCCACGAACCCAGCACGACTGGGCGATGGTGCCGCCACCCATCGGGTTGATGATGACCGTGACCTTCGATGCGATCTCCAGCGCCAGCAGCGCAGCGACCATCGACGTGTCGCCGCGAGGTAGCAGCGTCACCGTGTCGACCCGCAACTCAGGGTCGGCGCCGATGTACAGCGCCAGTTGCGCCCACGCATCGGCGGACGCCTGCGTCGAGAACGGCAGGTCGGTCGCCGTCAGCGTGCTGTACAGCCCGCCGGTGTACTTGCCAGCCGAACCGGTGTCGCTCAGCGTCGTGATCGTCGGCGACCCGGCCAGGGCATAGATCACCCGGTTCAGCAACTGCTCATCGTCGTAGACCATCGCCACGTCGGCGTAGGCGACACCGGTGCCGTCGTCGGCGAACGTCATCGACGACGCACCATTCAGCGCCTCGGCAAACGTGCGGAACGCCACGACGCCATCAGCACGCACCCAGCAGTCGCCGACCTCGGCGTCGACAACCGTGCCGACCTGATCCCACACCGACCCCTCCAGCGTCGTCGCCGCCAAGGCCACGCCACCGCCGGAGATGTCACGGTCGCCGACCAGCCAACCGGCGGCGTCGAGGATGCGGGTGATGCGCGCCGACGCCGTCTCACCGGCACCGACAGCGGCGACCGCGGCCAGGTCCATCTGCGACAGCACCGACACCGCATCGGCGGCCGTGACGGTAACGACCGGGTCCATGCCGTACGAGCGCCACTGCAGCTCGATGTCGACCACTCGGCCGGTGAACACCGGCACCATTGTCGACCCGTTCGACACCGTCAGCCTGAGCGGCACGCCGGTGTAGAAGTCGGTGTTAGCGGTCGGGTCCCACTGGCGCGCACGGTTGAGCAGTTCGACCGTCACGGTGCCCGCCTCGGTGCGGCGAGTAACGCCGCTCACCGACCGGGAACCACGACTCGTCGACACGCCACGCACATCGGCGGTGGCGTCGACCCAGCGGCGCAGGAACAACTCGACCCGCCACTCGCCGAGGGCGAGCACCGGCAGCGATGCCTCCGGCGGCTGGCCGACGATCGCCGAGCGGGCCACGTCGGCGGCAAGCGTCGCCGGTGCGGTCAGCACGCCCTGTCCGGTGGACAGCTTCGGCGCCATCACGGCGCGCATCGGCTATTCCTCCCAGACGGCGTAGACGTTCAGTGCGCTACCGGCACCGGCGCCGAAGTTCCACAGCACCAGACCGCCGACGCCGGCGGGGCCGACAGCGAACATCGGATCGAACGTCCAGATCACACCCGCCCCGATGGTGGCGGGCAGAGCGATGCGGCGCAGCGAGTTGGCGATCGTCACCGTCGGCGCCGTCGACCAGGCGGTGTCGACGTTGGCGATCGACGTGGGGTCGCCGGTGTCGTACGGCTGGCCGATGATCGACGTGGTCGGCACAAACGTGTTCGTCGCACGGATGAGCGCTACGCTTGTTGCGGTTGCAGCGTTGGTGAACACGCCCAACTCGAGCAGCCGCACACGCGACGATGCGCCCGCACGGATCGTGGCGAACGCTGCCGAAGCAGCCGCCGCCGGTGTCGTCACACTCACTTGGTACTTAGCCATGTCGGCCCCTCCCTGTTCACGAGCGCCACGACTTCCCGTTGCGCTTCTCGTACTGCTGGATCGCTGCCACGACGTCATGGCCGTTGCTGCCCGGCGGCATGTTGATGGTGACGTTCACGCCGCCGCCGACACCGATCCGGTTGTTCGGGATGACGGTGCCGCTCCGGCCGGGCACCACGATCTCCGGGCCACGCTCGCCGACGATGTACGGCGTACCGGCTGTGACCGGGCCGCCGGCGGCGCGCTCTTGCATGCGCCCTTCCATCTCGTTACGCAGACCGCCGCCGACGAGCTGGCCGCCGATCGACACGACACGGTTGCGGGCCAACTGGTTCAGGCGGCTCTCGATGGCGGCGATGTTCCCGGCGTCGAGCGTGGCGATCATCTGCGCCTTCGTCTCGGGCGGCACGTTCTCTAGCGCCATCACCATCTCGGCGATGTCTCGGGTGTAGTCGCGAGTCTCCTGGGCGCTGCGGCCCGTCTCGGAATGGTAGACGTACATCTTCTCGAAGAAGCCGTCCCATGCGTCCTGCTGGTCAAGGCTGCCGAGGAACGTCTTGTAGGCGTCGTCGAGGTCACGGGTGGCCTCTTCGGCTCGACGCGCCTCGTCGGTGAAGTCCTGCGCCGAACGATCGACCTGCCCGATCGACGTGGCTACAGCGTCAGCGGACGGCACCAACCGCTCGGCATACATGGCCGCCATCTCGTCGGCGGCCTCGGTGCCGTACTTCATCGAAGTGATGGTGGCTTCCATCGCCGCGGGGGCTTCATCGCCAAATACCTTGTTCCACTTGGTCTTGAAGAGGTCGATGAAGTCGCCGTACCCGGAAGTCAGGCTGACGCTGGCTTCACCATCTTCTACAAGCGTCGTGTTCAGAACCCCGAACGCATCGGCCGCGACCCCGGCGGCGTCAGCAAGGTTGCCGAGCACCGGCACGACAGCCTCACCGACGGCAAGCGCGACGGCGTCGAGCCGGTCGCGCACCTCGTCCATCCGGTCGCGGAACTCGCGAGCCTTCGCCAGTTCGTCTTCGTCGATCACCTGGGCGTCGGCGACGCCAGCGAGCGACGCCTTCAACTCGGCGGACCCCTGGCCGATCAGCTCGGCCATGCCCTGCCAGCCCTTGCCGAGCAACTGCGACGCAACACGCGCCCGCTCGGCCGGGTCTTCGATGGCGTTGAGCCGGTCGACGACGTTCAGGAACGTGCCGTTCACGTCGGTGGCGCCGGTGCCCGTCTTGGCGATCTCGACGCCCAAGTCGGTGAACAACTGCGGCGAAGCGCCGAGCGTCTTGTTCATCTTGCCGAGCGCCGATTCGACGGTCCCGGCCTCGATGCCGATGTCGCCCGCCACTTCGATGAGGCGGCTGGCCTCATCGACGGCCAGGCCGGTGGCGTCGCTGAACTGACCAGCGGCGAGCGCCGTGTCTTGGAACGCCTTGACCGACTTCACGCCGAAGGCGACAAGGGAGGTGCCCGCCACGACGGCGAACTCTGCGGCGTTCTTCTTGACGGCGCCGATCGCGCCTTCCCATCCGACCTTGAACTTGCCGCTCAGGGTGTCGGCCTCGCGCATCGACTTCGTCAGCTTCTTGACCGAGTCCTGCGCGCCATCCGTGACGATGTCGATGAGGACGGAGACCTTGTTAGCCACGGGTACTCCCTCAGTCGAAGTGCTTGCGGAGCGCCTTCTTGACGGCGTCGTCGATCAGCTTTGGAGCGGCCTTCTCGACTCGGTCGACGACCCGGTCAGCTGTCCCCTTGCCGTCGGTGTAGCCGTTCCAGCGCTTGGCCTTGCGCTCGCGCACCTTCCGCAACTTGCCGGTCTTAGTGCGCGCCGTGAGGCCGGTGGCAGTGTTGATGCCAGGGCCAGAGAAGCCGCTGGCGTTGCCCCTATTGCGCCCATCATTCGCCACCGTCCAGGCGCCAGCCGACCCCTTCGAGGCGGGACGGAACGAGATCTGGCCGGGCGTTGCGAGGTCGTCATAGCGAGTGGTGAGCGGGTTCCGGGGCCACCCGCTGAACTTGTTGTCGCCACCGAGGTCGGCGGCGGCTTCCTCGTTCGCGATCTTCTTGGCTTCGCGCCCGACCTCGCCAGCGATCTTCCGCAGCTTCTCGCCGTTGAGCTCCTTGGCGGCACCGGCGAACCCCTTGGCGAGGTCGTCGAAGCTGCGGAAGATTGCCACCTAGCTCACCAAGTGTTGTTCGTTACGGCGCCGGTCACCTGCAGCGATGCCGACAACTCGACACGGCCGCCGACCGACGACGACAGCGACACGCTCGTCACCCACGCCTCAGCGGTGACACGGGCCTCGCCCGACACCGACCCGCCCGGACCCCACAGGATCGTCATGGTCGACGAGCCCGCCGACTGCGCCGCCTTCACGCCGGTCAGCAGCGAGAACATCGGGGCGTCGTAGGGGCCGCTGATCGAGACGGTGTCGCCGTCGGTGAGGCCGTTGATGAACGCCTTGGCGGCGGTGCCGAAGGCGCTGACGTCCTGCGTCTCGACCGACTGCGGCCAGTCGAACGAGTCAGCGAAGCGTGAGACGTTGGTGCCGGCGCCGTTGACGCCGTCGAGTGCGATGAAGGTGGTGGTTCCTGCACGAAAGGCCATGATCGGATCTCCTTGGTGATGGGGGTGGTGTGATTAGCGGCGAGCGAACGACACGAACCGAGTGGTCGAGCCGGTGCCCGTCACGTCGTCGACCACCCGGAGGTATCGACGGACCGTTGTGCCAGCGGCGACCTCGACACGTTCCGAGGTGACGCCGGTGTAGGTGGCGAAGGTGACCAACGTGGCCCAGCCGGTCGAACCGTCGACGCTGTGCTCGATGCGGCAGGCGTTGTTGGTGAGGCCGGAGAACGCCGTGACGTGGATGTGCGCCACGCCGCCGTTGGTCGTGCCGGCGGCCTGGTCGCGTGCGGTGCCGCTGGTGTCGGCGGTGATGGCGGTGAAGTCCTCGACCACCAGGCCGACGTCGAAGTTGCCGGTCGACTGGAACGCCGCCGAGCACGTCACCAGATCCGACACCGACGATGCGCCGGTGAAGTTGCCGAGGTGAGCGTTCACCATCACGGCCACTTCGCCGACAGCGAAACCATCGGGGCACAGCGTCAGCGGGTACGGCCCGGTCGCCTTCTGCGACTTGAAGGCGTCGAACTGCAGCGCCGTGGTGCCGACGGTGTCGAATAGCATGTCGAGCGACCCGGACGACTCGTCCTGCCCGACGACGAACGTCTTGGCGGTGTCGGTCAGCACCGTCGTGTCGAGCGCAGCGGTCTGCGCCGTCAGCGAGTAACCCTTGGTGTAGCCGGAAGCGTTGAGCAGCCCTACAGCGACCCTGCTGGCCTGAGCGGTCTTCATTGCCATTAGAACACGACCTCCACGTCGAGCGGCACGGCTAAGTAGTTCGACTCACCCTGCGACGACGCCGTGACTTCGCCGATGCGGATGACCTGCACGTAGTCGATGTCGACGCTCGACCAGTTGGCGTCGTCTTGGATCGCTGCCACGATCGAAGTAGCGCCGCTCAGTTCGCAGTAGTCGTCGAGCAGTACCTGCGCCGTGCGCTCGTTGGTGCGGTCGGCGTAGATGGTGACGGTGAACTGGAAAGCGGCCCTGTTCGAGGTGAACACCAGCCGAGGGTCGAACTCTCGTCGAGTGATGATGGCGATCGGGGCGGTGAATGTGTCCTGCCACATCGGCGCCGAGCGGAGCCCGGTCACGGCGATGGCGTCGGCGAGCGCCGAGCGCACGTCTTGCACCGTCGGCATCAGCCGACCCTCGGCTTGCAGTACGGCTCGAGGAGCGCCGCTGCGATCGGGTTGATCGTGCGACCGACCCGCAGTGCGGCGCCGGCGTTGGCGAACTCGGTCACACCGAACACGGCGTCGGCCGACTTGAACAACATGGCCGACTGCACGAGACACGCCTTCTTCACGTCGTCGGGGATCGCTGGCCAGCCGAACCGAGCCGTGACGCGCACGCCAGGTCGGCCCGACTGCGACATCGGGAAGTTGCCGTTGATCGCATCGACGAGCACGATCTCGTCGTACGGCCAGACCGGCACCCGGTCGGCGGCGTTGAGCGGCCGCAGGATGAAGTCGGTCGAGATGGTCAGCGTCGTCTCGAACACGCCGTCGTCGTCGTCGTCGACCTCGACGACCAAAGTGTTCACGGTCGAGATGTCGTCGACCTCGCAGCGTCGGTGGTCGTTGGCGTAGAACTCGCGAGTGTGCACGATCGAGTCCTGCCAGAACCGACGCCCGCAGTGGGCGTCGATCTGGCGGGACGCTGCGGCGATGGCCACCTCGAGCCGGGTGTCGTCGTCGGTGTCGGCCGACGGGATTCGCAGCTCTGGCTTCAGTTCCGCGAGGGTGCAATATCCGTGAATGATGGCCATGTCACTCCTCAGGAACTCGGATCACGGCGAACCCCCAGCAGTCGGGGAAGTTGTGCCATTGCCAACCGGTTTCGGCGATGAACTCGGTGACCGCCTTCTTCACCGGGTACAGCGGCCGGGGCGGTGCGCCTTCGGGCGTCGGTAGTTCGGTGTCGTGCAGACAGATGACGCCACCGGGACGCACCAGCCAGCGGTAGATCGCCAACTCCTGCACCGTGTGGTCGTACAGGTGACTGGTGTCGATGAACACGATGTCGGCCGGGTCGAGCGCCGCCACCAGTGCCGGGTCGGTGTCGTCGCCCTGGACGTGGGTCCAGTTGTCGTGCTCACCGATGGCCGGTGCTGCGTCCAGGTCGACCGACGTGAGCCGACCGCCGGTGCGCTGCAGTGCGTGCAGCCAGGCGATCGTCGACACGCCCGACCGAGAGCCGAGCTCGAGCACGTGCTGGGCGTCGAGCTGTTCGACGAGTTGCACCATCCGAGGAAGGTGCAGGTAGATGTCCGATGGCGTCTTGCACGCCTCGGCGTACTGCAGGTCGAGCAGGTCGGCGCTCATCGGGGCCGATACCACGACGCCGGGGCGTGGCCCTCCACGATCCATTTCGGCCATGACTCATCGACGTCGACGGGCTTCATCTTCGTGCCGTCGACGTGGATGCCGTCTCGGTAGAACGTGTCGCGCTCGAGGCCGTCTCGGATCTGGTCCTCGACCTCGGGATGGCAGAAACTGCCAACCTTGCGGATCGCTGCTTCCGGCCCGCCGAGCCAAGACAGGTGCCAGCCGGCGTCCTGCAGGTGTGGCGGGCACAGTGCCGTCATGCGCACGTCGCGCATGTAGGAGAACCGGCGCGCCTCGGGGAACTTGGCGAGGTGGCCGACCGTGGCGGCGACGGTGCCGTACCACGGGTGCGGGTAGAGCCAGTCGACGGCCCAGAAGTGCCCTCGCTGGCCGAACGACCAGAACCCCTGCGGGCGGCAGTTGCGAGCGTGCAACGCCCTCGGGATCTCGTCGACATCGGACTGCAGGATCACGTCGTGATCGCTCAGGTCGAGCCGTGCCAGCCCTCGGCCGATGAACTCGCGCTGTGCGTGCTCTCGTGCCCAGGGATCGTTGTCCTGCGCCTTGCTCGGCATCTCACCCTCGTCGACGACGACGTGCACGATCTTGTCTGCCCAGGGGGCGAACCGTTCGGCGTGCTCGGCGTACCACAGCGGCTTGGCGTGGTCCTGGTGGTCCCGTGTGGCCTCGACGACTACGAAGGCGTCGACCGAGTCGTACAGCTCGACCAGTCGGCATTCGAGGATGTCGTGCTCGTTGTTGAACGGGAAGGCGTCGATGACCTTCGGGCGGGTCACTTGCGGCCCGCCTTGTAGCCAGCGATGATCGGCACCCGGCTCATCCACGTCTTGCGGTCGGCCTCGCTGGCGTCGACTGCCGCCATGTAGATCGGGTCGGCCTCGCGTGCGGACTCGTTGCCGTCGTAGCCCGGGTGGTGGTGAATCACCCGGCAGTCGTGAGCGTGGCCGTAGACGCCTCGCGCCTTGGCCAGCTCGATGACCTCCTTGTCGGAGTACCAGTGCCGGTAGACCTCAGAGATGACCACACCGGGGCCGTCAAGGGTGGAGCCCTCGTCGTCGATGTAACTGCGCCGAATCAGGAAGTGGTCGGCGTGCGAGCCGTTGGCGACCGCCGGGTTGCGGACCCGGCCAGCCTCGGAGTCGTTGGTGCCGACCACGTCGAAGCGGTCGGTGAGCGCCTGCGCAGCCTCGAACCAGCCGGGCGTGAACTCGCAGTCGTCGCCGACGACGAGCACCCAGTCGGCCGACGACTTGCGTACGCAGGCGTTGACGTTCTCGGCGTAGGTCTTGCCTTCCTCGCCGACGATGAAACTCACCGTCGCCGGTGCCGTTGCCCACAGCGACAACTCGAACCGGTCCCGGTTGGCGTCACGCATCAGCGGCACGATCACGTCGCACCGCTCCATCGGCGGCTTGTCGGCGGCCGGCGGCTGCGGCTCGAGGTTGGCGATCAGTGGCTGCCAGTACGACGACCAAACCTTCTCGACGTCGTACTTGGCAGCGAAGCCGATGCTGAGTTCGGCGATCTGCGCCAGGTCAGCCTTGTACGCCTGGCAGAGCTTGTGGTACACGTCGATGGTCGAGGCGCACAGGTAGCTCGCCGACTGCGGTGCGTCCCATTCCAACTGCCCGGTGACAGACCAGCCGTAGCCGACCAGTTCGCTCTGTGCCGAGAAGTCGGAAGCGATGACGGGCGTTCCGCACGCCTGCGCCTCGATCATCGGCACGCAGAACCCCTCGCCCCGACTCGGAGCGAGCAGGACGTCGCAGCTGCTGTAGAGCGCCGCCATCATCTTCGGCGAGAAGCCGATGCGGTGGGCGTAGGCGTCGGTGAAGATCAGCGCGTGCACCGGGATGGCGGCGTGCTTGGCGAGTTCGATCAGGTCGATGCCGCTGCCGTCCATGCCGAACCGGTCGGAGTGCACGACGAGCACGGCGTCCTGGTGCTCTTTCCAGAACGCACCGAACGCCCGAAAGGCTTCATTGAAGCCCTTACGGTCCTTCGGGTCTTTGTTCATGGCGACCATCAGCACGGCGAAAGCGTTCTGCGGGATGCCAAACACCGTGCGGGCGTCCTGCGTCTCGCCGTTGATCTCGAGGTGCGTCGTCGGCTTGTAGTCGGCCGTGTCGACGGCCAGCGGGGCGTACAGCGGGTCGAGCCCGGCTTCGATGAGCTGCTGCTCGCCGAACCGTGACATCGCCACCGGGATGGCGCCCGAGCGGTGGAAGAACTTGACCACGGCCGGCGGTGCGGGGAAGTGGTCGACGGGCGTCCAGGCGAGCACCTTCAGGTCGTCCATCGGCACCCGGCCGAGCACCCAGACGTCGGTCAGCGGGATCACCCAGCCCGACGACAGGTCACCCTCGAAGAAGTGCTCGGCGTGGCCGCGCAGGATGTCGATCGAGTTCTCCAGCCGACCGGACGGGTAGAGCGTGACCGGGCCGTAGGGCGTCGGCCATTGCTTGACGCCGATCTGGTGGCCGTAGGTGCAGGCGACGGCGACGTCGTGGCCGTCTCGCTTGAGACGAGTGACGAGGTGTCGGCACTGCACGCCGTAGCCGGTGGGCGAGTCGGGCGAGTTGGCGTGGATCAAGAACTTCATGCGGCACCCACCCGGGCGGCGTGCGTGCGGTACTCGATGCGCTGGCCGACGGTGATGGTGCCGACGAGCACGAACTCGGGACCGTCAGCGGCGACGGAAACGACCTGCTCGCCATCTCGTTCGACGGCGTGCAGATCCTCGTGCATGGTGGCGCGAGGGATGCGGTGGATGGGCATGGTTCCTCCGGGCAGGGGGTGGGGTGTGGGGTATGGCCCCCGGGCAGGAGAGCGAGGCGCCGCGGCACCTGGCGCTTCTCCTGCCCGGGAGATCGTCAACGCTGGGGGCGTTGGAAGGTCAGACGCTCTGCTTCATGACGTTCACGGCGGCGGCGTCGAGCAGGTCGCCGTCCACTCGCCACTTGCCACGGAAGCCGATCTCGTCGGTGTCGAAGTATCGGCTGTCGTCACGCTCGATGACCGGGTTGCCCACGGTACGGACGTAGTAGGCCGACATGTCACCGAAGGCGACCGTCTTGTTGTTCGAGCCGGCAGCGGCGACGTTCGGGTCGGTGTAGACCGGCTTGTCGAGCAGACGGTCGGGCTGGCCGTTGATGATGCCGTTGGTGAGCGACGGCTGCCACAGGAACGCACCGATGGTGCCGCCTGCGCCGTCGCGCAGCTTGCGCAGCGTGCCAGCCGTGGAGTCGTTCATCAGCCATGCGGCGTCGGGCGAGCTGCGGTACTCGTCGTTCACGCTGTACTGCAGGTCGATGAGCTTCTCCACCGTCGGCGTGATGAGCGAGCCACCGGTGGCGATGGTGCCCGAGCCGACGATGGCGGTCATGATGCCGTTGGGGCGCCCCGAGCCAGAGCCAGCAACGAGGTCGGTGGCGATGACACGGCCGAGCGCACGGCCGATGTTGCGGCCGAGGAAACCCTCGATGTCGATGCCGGAGTCGGTGACGACCTCGGATGCCACGACCGCCAGGGCGCCGTACTTGAAGGCGTCGAGGCGGGTACGGGCGAAGGTCGGATCGGTGCCGCCGATGGCGGTGCCCTGAGCGACGACGAGCGTGCCGATCGTGTGCGCCGACACTCGGGGCAGGTCGAGCGGCTCGCCCGAGGTGGTGTTGAGCTTGGTGGTCGGCGCACGGAAGATGCCGTTCGACGCCTCCATGTACTCGTACAGGGTGCGGGCCAGCGTGGTCGGCACGAGCGAACCAGACGAGCCGGTGTCCCATGCGAGATCACGCAACTCGTACGCCGTGGCGCCCTGGCGGAGCAACTCGCGCTCCTTGGCGGCCGAGCGGATGTCGACCTCGAAGGAGACCTTCTCGCCACGCATGCAGGCGTCGAGGAACGAGCGCAGCTCGTTCACGGCCTGCTGCGGGGTGGCGACGCCGGGGTCGCTGCTGAACACGCGGGCCTGAGCCTCGCGCAACTGGGCGGCCTCGCTCTCGCGACGCTCGCGCATCACGTACTCACGGATCTCGGCGTCGAGCTCGTCGATCTCGGCGTCCATCCGCTCGATGCGGGCCTGCTCTTCGGCCGTGCGCTCACGGCCTGCGGTGTTGTCGAGTTCAGCCTTCTGAGCGTCCCACGCCCGCAGGCGCTTCTCGTTCAGCTTCTCGACGTGTGCACGAATGTCCATCGTGGTGGTGTCCTTTCGGGAGAGTGTGCGACGTGCCCGGGG